GTGAAGGACACCGACGACTCCGCGCTGCAGGAGCTCATCCTCGGCGCGGTGATGTGCTGCGCGGGCGCAGGGGCCTTCACCGCCGCGGAGCCCTGACGTGGCCGCCGACGGCTCGATCAGCGCCCCCGCGGACCCCTCGCGGTGGCGCGACGCGCGGGAGTGGTTTCAGACCCGGCGCCCCGTGCTGCGCGAGGGCGCGGCGCAGACCGAGCGCGACGCGCGGTTGCGGGCGTTCCGCGTCGCGGGGATCGCCTCGGTGAACCTCATCACCGAGGTCCACCAGGCGATCGACGACGCGCTCCGCGACGGCACGACGCTCGACGAGTTCAAGAAGCGCGTGGGCGCGAAGCTCGCGGACGAGTGGGGCGCGCCCAACGCGCGGCGCGTCGAGACGATCTTCAGGACCAACGTCCAGAGCGCCTACAACGCGGGGCGCTACGCCGAGATGACCCGCCCCGCGGTGCTCGCGGTGCGGCCCTTCTGGAAGTTCGTCGCGATCCTCGACGAGCGGACGACGGGGACGTGCTCGCCCCTCAACGGCACCATCGTCCGGCACGACGACGCGTTCTGGCGCACGCACTTCCCGCCGCTGCACTTCAACTGCCGGTCGACGGTGGTGAGCCTCTCGCGGGGCGAGACCGAGCGCGCGGGCGGGGCGAAGGAGCCCCCGAAGGCGAAGGCGCCGGGGGAGGGCTTCGGGACGCGGCCGGACCTCGCGGGCGACGAGCTGGAACCATCGGCGCAGGCGTCTCCGGCCACTCGAGAGGTGTTTGAGTCGCGGCAGAGGTCCCTCACCCCGGCGGGGTACCGCGTGGACCCGACGCCGCCCATGGAGCGTCGGGCGATCCCAGAGGTCGAGGACTACGCACTCGCCACCGAGGTCTCGCGCGCCATCGCCGTTCTCGACGGCGATCACGCGGGCGCGGTTCGCGACGCCCTCGCCGCGGTGGCGATGGTCCATCGCGACGGCGTGCTACCCGTCATCGAAGCCACCACAGAGGATCTGCCCGAGGGGACGCACGCGCACTACGTTCGCGCGCTGGGACACCCGGCGGCGATCGCCGTTGCGAAGACCACGCTGCGTCCTCGACTCGAGTTTCTCCACGAGCTCGGCCACTTCATCGACGACGCCGGCCACGGTGTCGAGGGCATCTTCTCTTCGGAGAGCGAAACGCTCTTCGCGGCCCTGATGAACGCCATCCATGCCACGCCGACGGCGGAGCGACTGCGTGCGATGCGCGATGGGCGGTACCGCACCCGTAGCGGGCTTACCCTCCCGACGACCGCGTCAGAGCGCGACGACGTCCGCGAAACGGTCCGCTACATGTTGGAGAACCGCGAGCTCTTCGCTCGCGCGTATGCCCAGTTCATCTCGGTCGAGAGCGGGGATCCATCCCTCTTGAGAGAACTGGAGCATGCGCTTGCGGAGGTCGGCGGCGCGGCGTACGGTTCGCAGTGGTCGCATGAGGAGTTCGAGCCCGTCCGAACTGCGTTCCGATCGCTCTTTGAGCGACTCCGTTGGAGAGCCTCCCGAGACGTGGGTGCAGGCAGTGATGGCTGACTTCGGGCTTACCGAGGCCGAGGCGCGCAGCACGTTCCGCTCGGACGGCTTCGACATAAAGGCCGCCCTCGCCCTCAGGGGCGCTCCTTGGCCTCCCTTCCGCCCCGACATCGTCGACCTCGACGAGCTGCCGCCTGACATGGCAGCCCGCGCCGCCACTCGCGGCCAGCCGCGTTAAGCGGCCTCACCCTTCACGCCCCTCGCCATCGTCCTCCCGCCCCTGCCGGGACGCTCGGCGACGTCTGCGTCCCGCCCCCCTACACCCATGACCGACCTCGTCACCCTCGACGCCATCGAGCTCCCGCCGGCGCCGCCGTCTGCGCTACGCCTCTTCCGCGACGGCTGGAACGACACCGTGAAGGGCCGCTTCCTCCTCGACGCCGAGGGGGCCGCGGAGATCCTGCGCCGCTTCGCCGCGCACGGCGTCGAGCTCGCGATGGACTTCGACCACGGCACCTTCGGCGAGGGCGGCCAGAAGCGAGACGTGCCAGGCTACATCGGCGCCCTCGACTACCGCGAGGGCGACGGCCTCTACGCCACGGGCATCCGCTGGACCGAGGTGGGCCTGCGCGCGATCTCGCCCGGCCGCGCCCCCGACGGCGCGCCCACGGTGCCCGAGTACCGCTACCTCTCGCCCGCGATCGACTTCGACCCCGACACGCGCCGCGTGCTCGGGATCAAGCCCGTCGCGCTCGTCTCGTACCCCGCGACCGTCGGCCAGCGCCCGCTCGTGATGAGCGCGTCGCGGGCCACCGCCCCCACCCCGGAGACCCGCACCATGAAGACCGTCCTCGCCCTGCTGGGGCTCGCCGACAACGCCGACGAGTCCACCGTCCTCGCCGCCGTGCAGACCACCCGCCGCGATCGCGACGCGCTGCTCACGGCCCTCGGCGCGAACGACCTGCCGAGCGCCCTCGGCAAGATCACCGCGCTCACCACCGCGCGCGCCGAGCTCGACGCCGCCCAGAAGCGCGCGACCGACGCCGAGGGGCGCATCGAGGCCGCCGAGCGCCGCGAGCTCCTCGCCGCGGGCAAGGCCGCGGGCAAGCTCACCCCGGCGCTCGAGAAGCTCTTCGGCGACAAGCCCGTCGCGGAGCTCAGGGCCTTCCTCGACGCCGCGCCCGCGATCCCCGCGCTCGCGTCGAAGGGGGCGCCCGCGCAGCCCCCGCCCGCGTCCCTCCCGACGGGCGTCGCGGGCGTCCCCGACAAGCCCTTCGCGCAGCTCTCGGTGCTGGAGAAGGACCGCCTCCTGCGCACCAACCGCCTCGCCTTCGAGCAGCTCCTCGCGGCCCACGAGGCCGCGGGCGGTGACGGCACCCTCGGCCGCGCCGCGCTCGCCCGCTTCGCGGGCTGACCCGCTCCCCCGTCGACTTCCCACCGCGCGCGGTGTCCGCGCGCTCGCCGCTGACCCGCACACCGCCACGGAGACCCCATCATGGCCCTCGGCAACACGACCACGTCCAACCTCATCATTCCCGAGCTCTTCCTCGAAGCCGTCACCGGCGCGCTCCCCGGCATGTCCGTGATGGGCCGGACCGGCGCCGTGCGCGTCGAGACGGGGCTCCCCGGCGGCGCGCGCCCCGGGAGCCCCATCCACATCCCCTACTTCGGCACCCTCGGCGAGATGCGCGACTACGCCGACGGCGACGCCATCGACGTGCAGCAGCTCGCGATGACCGACGAGACCGCCACGGTGGTCCGCTCGGGCATCGCGTTCAACATCACCGACATGGCCCGGCGGCTCGCGGGCTACGCCGACCCCTACGGCGAGGCCGCGCGGCAGTTCACCGCGCTCGTCGCGCGCCGCGCCGACAAGGCCGCGATGGACGCGCTCAACGCCTCGGGGCTGCCGACGCAGATGGTGCTCGACGTGCACTCGTCGTCCTCGCCGGTGTACCTCGATCGGGACCTCGTCACCGAGGCGCGCCTGCGCTGGGGCGACGAGCAGGATGGCGTCGCGGCCATCGTCGGCCACAGCGTCACCCTCAAGAACCTCCTCAAGCTCAAGGACGGCGACGGCCAGCCCCTGCTGCGCGTGATGCGCCAGGACAACGCCACCGGCGTCCTCGAGTTCGAGGGGATGCCCCCGTTCTACGTGTCCGACCGCGCGCCGGTGAGCTTCACGATCACCGCCGCGGGCACCGCGCCCCCGACGGTCACCGTGAGCGGTCACGCCTACGGCGACATCAACCTCCGCATCGAGGTCACCACGGGGGGCGTGCGCGGCGTGGCGGTGTTCCGCTGGTCGATCAACGGCGGCACGACCTGGGAGGCCACCGGCGTCAGCACCGCCGCGGAGGTCGAGCTCGGCTCCACCGGGCTCACCGTCGCGTTCGCCTCGGGCGCGTACACCAACGACAACGTCTACACGTGCAGCTCGCCCAAGTACACGACGAGCCTCGTGAAGACCGGCGCGATGGTCTTCTGGACCGATCCGCCGAACGCCGAGGACTTCCGCGACCCGCTGCGCAAGGCGACCATCTCCGCGACCGAGATCCTCCACGTCGCGCACCGCTACAAGCGGATGCCGGGCCGCACGAAGCCGGGCGTCGTGCAGATCAAGCACAACAACCGCATCGCCACGGCCTGATGCACCTGCGGCGGTACTACACGACGCTCGCCGCCGCGGCGGACCTCGACGGGTCCCCGGCCGCGGCGAGCGTCGCGCTCGGGATGCGCGCGCAGATCGCGGGCACCGCCCTCGCGAGCGACTTCCCCCATCGCGCGGAGCTCCTCGCGGCGGGCTACCCCTGCCGCGAGGACCTCCCCGACCTCGCCGCCGACCCTGACCCCGACGACGCCCGCGCTGCGCTCCGCGAAGAGCTCGTGCGCCACGGGCTCGACGCGACCGCCGCCGCCGCTGTGACCGCTGCCCTCTGACCGGAGACCTCCCCATGCCCCAGATCCCCACCGGCTACACCACCACGGACGGCCAGTTCGTCGACTCCCGCGACGTGGTCCTCCACCCCAGCGCCGCCCGCACGGCCACCGCCAACGGGAGCGTCGTCGAGGAGACCGCGCACCGTCGCATCGCCGCGCTCGTCCTCGACATCACCGCAGCGAGCGGCACCAATCCCACCCTCGACGTGACCGTGCAGACGAGCCGCGACGGCTCGACCTGGTACTCCGCCGGCGCCTTCACCCAGGCGACCGCGACGAGCACCCAGCGCAAGACCTTCGCGCTGGACCGCTACGTCCGCGCCCAGTGGACGATCGGCGGCACCGACACGCCCACGTTCACCTTCGACCTCCGCGGAGAGCTGGCGTGATCACGATCCGTGACGTGACGCGCGTCGCAGGGGAGGCGGTGAGCACGCTCGGCACCGCCGACCTGCGCGACGCCGCGCTCGACGCTGCCCCGCGCGTCGCCTCGCCCGACGCCACGCGCGACGAGCTCGCGCGCATCGCCGCGGCGCTGCTCGTGCACGCCGCGGGGGGCGACCGTACCTCCCACGACCTCCCCCCGCTCTCTCGCGACCAGCTCGCCCGCGCCGGGGAGCCCTTCGCGAAGCGCAAGCGCTGACCGATGTCGCAGTACGCCACCGCGACGGACCTCGCGCGCTTTGGCGCGCCCGCGGCGTCCCTCGCCGCCTTCGACGGCACGGCGCAGACCGCCGCGCTCGTCGCGGCGTCGGCGGTGGCGGACGGCTTCCTCGCGAAGCGCTTCGCGCTGCCACTTTCGACGTGGGGCGACGATCTCCGCAAGCACGTCTCGTGGATCGCCGCCTACGACCTGCTCTCCGCTCGGGGCTTCCGAGAGGACGCCCTCGGCGCCGACACCCTCGAAGCGCGCCACGACAAGGCGATGGCCTGGCTCCGGGGCATCGCTGCGGGGAGCGTCGAGCCCCAGGGCATCACCGACGCGAGCCCCACGACGCGCGAGACCGCCGGCGTGGTGGTGGTGAGCCGTACCCGCCGCGGGTGGTGACGTGGCCGGAGTGACCGGCGACTGGCGGGCGCTCAACGCGCTCGTCGAGAAGCTCGGTGACCTCGGTCCCGAGATCCGGACGCAGTGCGCCGAGGTCTTAGCCGAACAGGTGAAGACCCTCGTCAGCGACTGCTTCGAGAAGGACACCGCGCCCGATGGGACGGCGTGGCCTCCGCTCGCGGAGAGCACCATCGCGCGCCGTCGCAAGCGGTCCTCGCGCCCGCTGCTCGACACGGGGCGCCTGCGCAACTCCCTCGCGATCACGTACGACGCGAACGGGGTCTACGTCGCGACGCCCGTCGTCTACGCCGCCGCGCACAACTACGGGTACCGCGCGATCCCGCAGCGGCAGTTCCTCCCGGACGACTTCCTCCCGGGGCCGTGGCGCGCCGCCCTCGACGAGACCGCGCGGGACCTGATGGAGCACTTCCTCAAATGAGCCTCACCGCGCGCATCGAGGCCGTCATGGCCCGCGTCGCCGTCGAGGTCCCCGCCGTGACCTACGCGCTGGGGTGGCGCGACGACGGCGCGCAGGCCGCGCCACCGCGGATCGACTGGCGCCCGACGCGTCACGGGCCCGAGAAGGCCTTCCAGGGCGGCTCCCGCGCCGATGGGTTCACCCGTGCCATCGTCGGTCGCGCACAGACCTGGGAGCTGCGCCTCTGGGGCGACAACGTCGCCGCCGTCGAGACCCTCTTCGACGCGCTCGTGCGCGCCCTCGAAGCCGAGGCCGCCGGCGCCTGGAGCTACGTCGGCGGCGACTGGGCGCGCACCGGCGCGATGACCTGCGGCGAGGCGATGACCTGCGCGGTCACCCTCGGCGCGCACACCTTCGCGGCGACACCCGCCCTCGTGACCTTCACCCGCGCCGCGCTCTCGGCGCCCACCTCGACGCCCGGTGACGGGCTGCTCGAACCCGGAGAACCCTGAATGGCTGTCGCATCTGTTCGCGTTCGCATCGTCGACGGGGGGCTCCGCGCCTCGCGCGACACCGCCCGTCCGCCCGCGGTCGTCGGGTGCTCCTCGGCGGGCACCCCCGCGTCCCCGGTGCTCCTGTCCTCGCTGGAGGACTGCATCGACGCCTTCGGGCACGGCAAGCTCACCGAGCTGGTCGGGATGTACCTGGAGCTCGCCGAGGTCCCGGTCCTCGCGTGCAAGGCCGCCACGGCCACCGCGGGATCCTGCAGCGCGGTCACGCACACCGGCACCGGCTCGGCGGTCCTGAGCGTCACCACTGGCGCCGCGGTCGACGACTACGCAGTGCAGCTCCTCGTGACCCGCGCCGCGGCGAACCTCGCCGCGCTCACCGCCGCGGTGAGGGTGTCGCTCGACGGCGGCGAGAACTTCGGCCCTGAGCTCGCTGTGCCCTCCAACGGCACCCTCACGCTCGGAGACACCGGGATCGTCGTGGACTTCGCCGACGGCACCTTCGTCGAGGACGACCTCTACGAGCTCGACGCCACGGCGCCGACCTGGGACGCCACCGCGCTCTCCGACGCCCTCACGGCCCTCGGCGCGTCGTCCATCGACCACGAGTTCATCCACGTCGCCGAGGTCTGCAACCGCACCGCGGCGACCTCCGTGAAGACCTCCCTCTCGGGCCTCGCCGCGCAGGGGATCTACCGCCGCGCGATGCTCTCGGCGCGGGACCAGAACTCCGGCGAGTCGGTGTCGTCCTGGCAGACCGCGCTCCTCGGCGCCTCGCCGGGATTCGCCCTCTTCGACGGCGAGCACTACCTCGACGTGGTCGCCGGCTGGGGCACCATCCTGAGCCGCACCACCGGCGCCGCGCACCGCCGGTCGGTCGCGTGGGTGATCGGCCCGCGCGCGGCGCGCCTGCGCACCGTGGTGAACGAGACCGTCGCGGGCCTGGCCGAGCACCCGGGCGCGGTGCACCTGGGCGCCATCCCCGGCATCGAGGAGGCGTCGCTCGCGCACGACCTGCGGATGCTCCCCTCGCTCGACACGGGCGGGTTCATGGGCCTGCAGACCCACATCGGCCGCGCGGGGTACTTCGCCACCGACCGTACGATGGCGCAGGAGCCGTCGGACTTCTCCACCGTGATGAACGCGCGCGTGATCGTCGAGGCCGCGACGGTGGCGATGGAACAGCTCACCGCCCACGTCGGGCGCCGCTTCCGCCTCGTTGCGGGCGGGACCATCGATTCTCGCGACGCCGACGCCCTCGACGCGCAGCTCACGGCGGACTTCCGCGCGGCGATGGGGACGCTCATCACCGAGGGCAGGGTCACCGTGGACCGCACGAGCGTCTCGGGGGCGCTCGGGGGCGCGGTGCGCGTGCGGCCCTACGGCTACGCCACCACCATCGACTTCAGCGTCGGGATGACCACGGAGTGACCTCATGGCGATCGTGAAGGCAGACGAGTGCGATTTCTTCTCCCTGGAGCTTCGCCGTGACGGCGGACCTCCGATGGTGGGCTTCACCAAGATCGCCTACCCCTGGGACGTCGAGCGCGAGCACGTGCGCGGCGCCTCCCCCGTGCCCCTCGGGATGACCGATGGGCGCCTCGCGCCGGGCGACGGCTCGCTCACCGCGAACCTCGGCACCTACGCGGCGCTCTCCTCGACGCCCGCGTGGTGCCGCGACCCGCACACCCTCACGCTCGTCTACTCGCGCCGGGGCCTGCCGCAGCACCGCGTGCTCCTCACGGGCGTGCGCTTCAGCGGCTCCGACGAGAGCGACGAGGAGGGCGCCGAGGCCCTCAAGCGCGAGGTGAAGTTCAAGTTCGAGCGGATCTACCTCAACGGCTACTGCCCCCTCACCGGGCAGAGCGAGAGCGGAGCGGTGCTGTGAAGATCAACGACGACGTGCTCAACGAGCTGCGGGCGAAGTTCCCCCGCGGCGTGAGGGTGTTCTCCCTCTCGGACGGCAGGGACTTCGTGTTCCAGCTCGCGACCGCGGATCACTTCCGTCGCGCCAACGCCGAGCTCGTGCGCGCGCTGAGCGGAAGCTCCGGCGCGGCCGACGCCGCGTCGGTGCACGAGCGCATCGCCGAGGAGCTCTGCGTGTGGCCCTCGGCGCAGGACTTCGCCGCCCTGCGCAACGTCGCCCCGAAGGTGGCGGGCGAGATCGGGATGAAGCTCATCGACCAGGCGGGCGGGGGGCTCTCGATCGTCGAGGGAAAAGCCGACGCCTCGCGCTGATCGCCCACAAGGACGACGGCGCGCTCTCGGACTGCCTCCTCGCCTTCGCAGGCCATGACCCCGAGCGCGCGACCGTCGAGGCGCGCGCCGGGGCCCTGCTCGTGGGCGAGTTCCTGATGACCTTCCGCGCCGTCGTGCGCGGCCTCTCGAAGTCCTCGAAGAAGACCCCATGAGCAGCACCCTCATCTGGACCCTCCAGCTCGTCGACCGGATCTCCGCGCCCGCGCGCGCCGCGATGCGCGCGCTCGCGGGGGTGCGAGGACAGCTTGAGGACGCGCGGCGCGCGATGGGACGACCGATGCGCGATCCGTTCACGGGGCAGTTCACGGCAAGCGCAAGCGCGCGGCTGGGCCGACTCGCGCAGGGGGTGAGACGCCTCGGGCAGAGCGTCGCGGCGTCGGGTCCCGCGCTGATGGGGCTCGGCGGAATGGTCGCGGGTGCGGGCCTCGCGGCGGGCGCCGGCGCCTACGCCTTCGGTCGCAGCGTCGTCGACCTCGCGAGCTTCCAGCAGTCGTCCATCACGTCGCTCTCGGCCACGGTCGGACGCACCGAGGCGGCGGCGGCGGGTCTCTCTGGGCAGGCCGCCGAGGCGTACCGTACCGCGACCGCGATGCGGATGTTCCGCAACGCGATCGCCCTCGCGAATCAGACGCCCCTCGACACGCGCGATGCGGTCGAGTCCATGACCGCGCTCGCCAACGCGGGCTTCAGCGAGCGGGCAATCACACCGCTCCTGGCCTCCGCGGCAGACCTCGGGAGCGCGTTCGGGTCGCAGGCGCAGCAGGGGTTCATCTTCGCCATCGGTCAGATCCGGTCCAAGGGGACCGCGGCGATGGAGGAGATCAACCAGCTCACCGAGACCGGTCGCGTGAGCCGCGAGTCGCTCTTCGCCGCCATCGCGCAGCGGATGAACTTCCGCGGCGACACGGCCGCCATCAACCGCCAGGTGCAGGCTGCCATCAGCGCGCGCCGGGTCACGGCCGACACGGTCATCGCCGCGGCGCAGACCGCGGTGTCCCAGTCGCTCAACGGCGGCGGCGCCCTGGGTGGCTTCGCGCGGGCGCAGTCACAGACGCTCGTCGGGTCGCTCTCGAACCTCTCCAACGCCTGGGACAACCTCGTCCTGAGCATCGGCACCCGCAGTGATGGCCTCGCGAACACGCCGGGGTTGAGGGCGTTTCGAGAGACCGTCGACGCCGTAACGGGTGCCCTCGACGTCTCGACGCCCCGCGGCGCGCGCGCCATGCAGGCCGTGCTCGGACTCACCAACGCGCTCTTCGGGTCGATGTTCGGCGGCGCCGGCGCCCAGGGGCAGAACGTCATCGACCGCATCATCACCGCTGTCGAGCGGGCTACGCCCGCGATCGGCGTGCTCGTGGGCGGCGTTCGGTCCTTCGTCGAAGGCGTGGGGTCAGGGTTCATGGCCGCGGTTGGTCCCGCGATCGAACTCATTCAGCAGCTCGGCACCGAGGGCGCGGGCAGTGGGAACATGCTGCGCGACGTGGGGCGCGCCGTGGGTTACGTCGCCGGGGCGTTCGTCCTGGGCGTCGGCGTGATCGGTGCGGCGGTCGCGGGCTTCGTGCGCTTCATCGACGATTTCGTCTCCTCACCCCAGCGCGCGATGCTCAACCTCGTATCGTTCTTCACGGGAGTGCCCATTCAGCTCGTCGACGGCTTTCTCGGCTCGCTGCGCACCCAGTGGCAGGTGCTCATCTCGACGGTCGAAGGGCTCGCCGCGCAGCTTCCGGTGAGCGTGCGCCGCGTGCTCGGGATCCACTCGCCTTCGCGCGTGATGATGCAGATCGGCGCACACACCGTCGCGGGCATGGAGGAAGGCATCCTCGGTGGGCAGGGCGACGTGGAGCGCGCGATGTCGATGATCGTCTCGCCGCGCGCCGGAAGAGATGGCGGCGGGACCGGGCGCGGCGCCGCCCCCATCTCCGTGCAGGTGGTGGTGAACACCGACGCGCGCGACCCCGAGGGCGTGGGCGAGGCTGTTGCCGCGCGGCTGGAGACGCTCTTCGCGGACCTCTTCGACCGCGCCGCGCTGGGGGTCGGATGAGCGCCGCAGAGGCCGCATCCTTCGACCGCATCTCCATCGCCACGTTCGCCTTCTCGGGCCTCGCGCGGGTGGAGGGGGCCGAGCGCGCGACGAAGGTCGACAAGCCGAAGTCCCCAGGGGCCGACGGCGTGCGGCTGCGCATCAAGGGCCGCGAGGTCGCCGAGCCGAAGATCATCCTCACCGGGTGGACCGACGCGCACTGGGACGAGCTGCGCGAGATCGCGCACATCGTCCATCCCATCGGTCGAGGGGAGCGGCACAACGCGGTCGCGGTCGCGCATCCGGCGCTGGCCTTCCACGGCATCGCGGAGGTGTTCGTGCAGAAGGTGGTCGGACCCGAGTGGCAGGACAGCGGGAGCTTCGTCATGACGCTGGAGTGCATCGAGTGGCGCCCGCCGCCCCCGCGCAACGCCTCCCGTCGACCCACCGCGGCGCCCTCCGCGCCCGCCACGCCGGGCATCGCCTTCACCAGCGTCGAGCGACCTCCGGTGGCGTCCTACGCGACGCCTGCGGCGCCCGCAGCGTCGGCGTCGACCCCCGCCGCGAGCGTGCCCGCGAGCTTCACCCCGCCGCCCTCGTACAGCATCGCGCCCCGGAGCGGCTGACGTGGAGGTGACCTTCGACGGGCGCCCCTGCGTGCGCGCGACGGTGTTCCTACCGCGCATCGGCGCGTGGACCGCGGACATCGAGAGCGACGACGCGACGGCTCCTGCTGCGACCGCGACGTTGACCCTCGACGGCGCGCTCGCGCTGCGCGGCACGGTGGTCCGCGGCGGCGTCGAGGTGGACCGCTGGCGCGGTCGCATCGTCGGCGGCGCCGGAGGCTTGCCACGGGAGATCCCCGCGGGGGCCCTGCGTGACACGACGCTCGCCGCGGTGCTCGCCGACGCGCTGCGCGCCGCGGGGGAGTCCCTCGCCGCGGGCGTGCGCGTTGAAGGCGTGGCCGCGCGCTGGCACCGCGTCGCCGCGCCTGCTGCGCACGCCGTGGCCGACGTGGCGCGCGCCGCGGGGCTCGCCTGGCGGGTGCTCCCGGACGGCACCGTCTGGCTCGGCACGGAGTCCTGGGCCGAGCATCGAGCGCTCGACGTGGACCTCCTCGACTGGCGCCCCGAACTCGGGCGCGCCGAGCTCGCGGGCAACACCCTCGGCATCCTCCCCGGGCAGACCCTCACGGTCCGCGCGCTCACCCTCCGCGTGGGCGCCGTCGAGCACCACGCCGCGCGCGAGGGGCTGCGCACGGTGGTCCTCGCGGAGCCCGAGGCGCGACCCGCGGGACGAATGCTCGACGCCCTCGCGCGGCTCGTGGCGGCGCTCACCCGGCGCGTGGACTACCTCGCGCACTACCCCGCGCGGGTGGTGCAGCAGCGCGGCGATGGCACGCTCGACCTCTCACCCGATGACCCGCGCGTGCCGAGCTGCCAGAGCGTTCCCGTGCGCTATGGCGTGCCGGGGATGCGCGCGGAGGTCCCCGCCGGCGCGCGGGTGACGCTCTCGTACGAAGGCGGCGATCCCTCGCGCCCCGTGGCGACGCTCTGGGACACCACGACGGTCACGACGTTGAAGGTGAACGACTCGACGACGCGCGCGGCGCGCGAGGGCGACGACGTGACTCGCACCGCGGCCTTCGCGACGTGGATGACCAGCGTGGCGACGGCGATCAACGGCCTCGCCCCTGGGTCCGTCACGACCTCTCCCTCGGTGCTCGGCACCATCTCCGAGGGCTCCGACGTGGTGAGGATCCCATGACCGACCTCGGCACCGACCTTGCGACCCTCGCCGACGGCGACCTGGACCCCATGTTCGGGCTCGCCTCGGGGACCTCCCTCGTCGCCGCGGACGTCGCGCGACGGCTCCAGACCGAGGCGCTCTTCTACGTCGACGCCGGAGACTACGGGCTGGACCTGCGCGAGCTCGTCGCCGCGCGCCTCGGGGCCGCGACGATCGCCTCGCGCGCAGAACGCGAGGCGACGCGCGACGAGCGCGTGCTCGACGCGAGGGTGTCCGTCGACGGGGCCCGCATCGCGCTCACGGGCACCACGGCGGCAGGCCCCTTCCGCCTGGTGGTCGACGTGGCCGACGCCCCTGTGGCGCTCGCATCCGCAGCTTCCGGGTGACGCCCCGCGAGGGGCATGAGCGCCCCTCGATTCCCTGTCCCCCACAACAGAACGGCCCGACCGACGCACGACCGTCGACCGGGCCCATCACCACACGGAGATCCCCGTATGGCAACGGACAAGTCTGTGCATCAAGACCCCTCGAACTGCAACACCCCCGCGCCCGTGCTCGCCACGCGCTTCGACGACAGCACCGTGCACGCCGTGCTCTGGCGCGGGCGCTGGACGTGGCGCGGCGCCGAGGTTGGGACCGCGATCGGCTACGACGAGGGCCGCATCCTCGTGGACAAGATCCGCGGCGACTGGCGCGAGGACTTCCGCGAGGGCAAGGACTTCGCCCTCCTTCGAGGAGAGGACCTGCGGGCGTTCCGCGAGGCTTCCAGTGAATCACTGGAAAGCTCCGGGACCTCGCGCTTCACGAGCCAGATGCTCGTGCTCTTCGAGCCGGGGATCGACCGCGCGCTGATCCTCTCGCGCACGGAGAAGGGTCGGCGCCTGCGCGACCTCCTCGTCGACCACGTGCTCCCGCAGCTCCGAGCCACCGGGAGCGCCACGCTGCCCGGCGCACCGTCGGCACCCGGCCTCGCTGCCGATGAGGTCCGCGAGCTCGTGGCCGCGTCGCTCAACGCCGTCCTCCCCCAGATCGTCGCCGAGCTCCGCGCGGCCGACCGGCCGGAGCTCGCGGTGCTCGACCGCGACGCGGAGATCTACATCCTCGCCCCGATCCGGGCGATGGCCCGCACCCTCGCAGGGATCAACGCCTCCGAGCGAGAGGTCTCCCGCCAGCGCAGCGCGATCCACGCCCGCGTGCGCCGCGTCGTCGGGTGGCAGGGGATGTGGCGCCTCTACCCGCGGCACCGCCTCGGGGAGCTCCTCGTCGCGCGCCAGGCCGAGCAGGTCCTCTCGGACCGCGTGGCCGAAGCCCTCGCGCACTCCCGCCAGCTCTCCCTCAAGGCGGTCTGACACCCCATGCCCCTCACCTTCGCCGACCTCATCCGCCTGCGCACCCGCAACGAGCTGCGTGACGCGCTGCTCGCGGAGCTCTCCACGCGCGGATTCCCCGTCACGTCGTGGGCCGCCGGGGGCGTCGCCCGCACGCTCGTCGAGGGCGTCGCGCAGGGCGCCGCGGACCTCTGGCTCGCGGTGAGCGCCATCTCGCGCGGGAGCCTGCTCCAGTACGCCGAGGGCGACTGGCTCACCGAGCTCGCCCGCTCGCACTACGAGGTGGAGCGCATCGAGGCGACCTTCGCGCGCCACACCGTGCACCTGAGCTTCACCGCGGGAGGCCCGGGGACCATCGCCCCCGGGCAGCTCGTGGCGGCGAACCCCTCGGGGCTCACCTTCCGCTCGATCAACACGGGCACGAAGACCATCCCGGCCTCGGGCAGCGGGTACCTCGACCTGGTGGTGCAGTGCGAGCGCGCGGGACTCGCGGGCAACAGCGCGCCCACGGTGCTCGTGACGCCCGCGCTCGCCGGGCTCTCGATGACCACGACCGGCACGGCGATCCTCGCGATCGACCGCGAGAGCGACGTCGCGCTCCGGCAGCGCTGCCGCAACCGCTGGGCGACGCTCGCCGTGCCCGGCTGCGGCACCCGCGCGGCCTACACCTACACCATCACCAGCGCGCGCATGAGCGAGGCCGCGGACGCCGCGCCCTGCGGCGTCACCCGCGTGGGGTTCCTCGCGCCGCCCGGTGACGGGACCGTCCCCATCCGCATCGCAGGCGCCAGCGGGCTCGTGTCGAACGAGCAGCGCGACGCGGTGCGCGCGTGGGTCGCGTCACGCAAGCCCGCCACCGACACGCCCCTCATCGAGCACGCCGCCACCGTCACGGTGGACCTCACCGGGAGCACCGTGCAGTTCAGGACGGGGTACAACCTCTCTGAGAACCGCAACCGTGTCCAAGCCGCGGTGCTCGCGTACGTCAACGGGTTCGCGATGGGGGACGACATCGAGACCCCGACGCTCGACGAGAGCGGCATCGCCGCGGCGATCTACGCGGCGGTGCCGGGGCTGATCCGCAACGTGAACCTCACCTGCGGCGACGTGACGGTCCCCGCGGGCGCCATCGCCGTGTGCGACGAGACGCTCATCGGGTGGTCGTGAGGCGAGCAGGCGCGCGCATGAGGTTGAGGGAACTGGCCCAGGCGATTGGCGAGGTCCTCGCGATCGTCGAGGGCGTGCGTGCGGCCGGCATCAAGATCGCGACGGGCGAGAACGGGCTGGCCGTGAGCCAGGTCGGTGGGCTCCTCGCGACGCTCGATCGCGCGATGGCGCTTCCCCTGGGGGCGCCGACGCTCGGCGTGATCGGAGCGCTCCGCAAGCACTCGATCGTGTCGGCGGGACGAGAGGGTGTTCACGCGTCGCAGACCGAGTGGTCCTCCTTCGAGTCACAACGGCAGGCGGTCGTCGCGGCGCTTCGCACGGCGCTGGCCGTTGTCGACGCGGTCGTGCCGGTGTCGGCCCCAGGGTTGTTCGCGATCAAGCTACCGGAGCAGCAGTCCGGCTTTGACGCGCTCGCGGAGGACGTGAAGGCGCTGTCGACCGTGTTCGAGCAGCCGCTCCGTCGGACGCTGAACGAAGGGCTCACCGTCGTCGGCGTGGACCGCGGCTCGGCGTGGATCGAGTTTCAAGTCCGGACCATCGAAGCGCTGGAGTTCCTGCTCGCGCTCTACGGTGCCATCGTCGCGTTCCGGAAGAAGCGCGGGGAAGACAGGCGGAACGCGGCAGAGGCCGATACCGCGATTGAGCGTGCGCGGGCTGAAGTGCGGCAGGCCGAGGCTGAGGCAGACGGCGCCGAAGCAAGGCGTCGGAGGGACGAGGCCGAGGCGCGCGTCGCAGAGATCGAAGCGCAGATGAAGGCATGGGCCGCCGTCGAGGAGCTCCGTCGCCAACAATGGCTCGCGGATCAAGCCGCGAACGTGGTGAAGCCGTACCGGGACCGAGAGGACCTGCGCATCCAGGTCACCCCCGAAGCCGAGAATGCGGTGCGGATTGCCATCGTCCGCGGTGCCGAGCTCGGTGACCGCGGCATGACCCTGATGCGGTCCCTCCCGCCGGGCGGCATGGAGGAGCAGCCGCTCCCCAGCCTTGCAGCGGGACACCAACTGGCCGAACTGCCATCGGGGCCGAAGGGCGAATCCTGACGCTTGCGAGGCGCGACGCGTTGAACGCCAAGCTCGTCGCGGCAAGCAAGAGGCGGCTCCCCTCCGTCTGACCCCATCGACAGGCATCGCCCCCCCTGCCCTGCACGGCACCCTCTCTCGCACGGATGGCTCCGTGCGCACGGGCACCCCCATGACCTACGCGACCTACCTCCCGTCCCTGCTTCGCGGACCGCTCGCGGGCACGTGGGGCTCCCGCTGGCTCGGCGCCGTGGGCGCGATGCTCGACGGCGCCCTCGACGGCGCCCTCGACGCGGGCACGCTCGTCGGACCGCTGCGCGCACCCGTGGACGCGCTCGCGCTCCTCGGCGAGGACCGCGCGCTGGAGCAGCTCCCGAGCGAGGGCGACGCGGACTACCGCGCGCGGCTCGTCGCAGCGTGGGATCTCTGGACGACCGCGGGCACTCGCGCGGCGCTTGAGGCTGCGATCACGCAATGCGGCCTCGCCGGCACGATCTACCTTCCGGCGGACTGGTCCCCCGACAATCCGCCGCGAGCTGGGTGGTCGCAGTGGTGGATCTACGCGACGACGCACCCGTGGACAGACGACGGGACCTGGGGCGACGCGGGAACGTGGGACGACGGGGGCACGTGGGACTCCAGTGCGACGCCCGAGGAGGTCGCACGCGTGAGGCGCCTGCTCAGAACGTGGACGAACGCGCGCGACCGCGGACACGTCGTGCTCGTGTTCGGCGTGGACCACTGGGGGCCCGAGAGCCCCTGGGACAACGGGAAGTGGACCTCCGAGCCTGCACAGGCGGGCGCATGGGTGATCTGAAATGCCGACAACGCTGACTGAAACCGCATCCTTCGGCGCCTCCGTGGACGTGCCTGCGTCGGGCGAGGCCCGCACCGCCGCGAGCATCAATCCTGCGTTCCAGGAGCTCACCAACCGCAGTGCGTGGACGAAGAGCGCGCTGAACGGGCTCATCGTCGGAAGGCGCGAGCTCTACACCGACTCGACGGGCGCCGGAACGGACGTGTTCGTCGCGCCCATCCCGCGCATCGTGCTCGGATCCCGCGCGCTCTCCCTCGACGTGGCGACCGAGGCGCCGACGCCGGGAGGCGGGCTCGTGGCGTCGACCTGGTACTACGTCTACGCGTACGACAGCTCCGGCGTGCTCGCGCTGGAAACCACCACCAGCGCGCCCGAGGCCACGCTCACCTGGAAGACCGGCACGACGACGCACCGCTACCTCGGGTGCTTCCGCACCGCTACCTCGGGCGCCGCACTGCCGTTCCGCTCGATCGACGGGCGCTTCGTGTTCCGCACGTCGGGCGCGTCGGTTGAGCTCATCGCGCTCACGGACAACACCGCGAACGCCGCGACCGACCTCGCGCTCGCCTTTGCGGGCTCATCGAACTACCTGATCCCCGCGCACGCGCGCCTCGCGCGGCTTCGCTCATCGCTTGCCGCCACGGGCGGCGACGCTGTCGCGGAGTTCCTCACGAAGGGCGACGCCGGCACGACGATGCGGCAGGAGAGCCTCGACGGGCAGAACACCGACGTGGAGTTCACCATCGAGGGCGACTCGTCGCGCACGATCCAGTACGTCCTAACGCTGGCGGGCACCGGGACGCTGGTAGTCCGCGTCGTCGGCTTCGAGGAGTGACCGGCGCCCTCGCGCCCTCCACGCCTCCCTCACCACCGTCACCCCTTCGCTGCGCGGGCACCCCGCGCGCAGGAGCACACCTTCATGTCCACGATCCCCTCCGACGCGTACCGCGGCGCCGCGGCCCCACACGACGCCCACACCACGCTGCGCGCGCTCGACCTCGACGCCTCGGGCAACGCGTCCATCGCCCTCGTGACCGGGCTCTACGAGCTGCGGCTCATCGGCGAGCTCGGTGCGTTCGTCTGCCCCGGTGCCGACACCACGAGCCTCGCCGCGATCTCCAGCGGGGCCCCCGAGCAGACCGGGTTCTATCTCGCACCCGGTGACGTCGTGACCTACTGGCACGACGCCACCTTCGGGGACGGCGAGCTGCACGCGATCCCCGCGGACACGGGGACCTGCAGGCTGGTCTGCACGCGCAAGGGAGGTGCGTGATGGCGACCAGGCCCGGTCCTGTCCCGGTGACCGCCGCCGTCGTCGCCGACGTCCTCCTCGCGGCCCTCGGCATCGTCGGAGGCCCCGCCGTGCGCAGCACGATCGGCGCCGGCACGAGCTC